CTAATGTTAAAGTACCAAATGAATTGGTTGCGGCTATGATAAAATATAAAATTTGTACTACTAACATAGAAAGAGCACACTTTTTGGCACAATGTGAACATGAATCGGGTGGATTTAGATACAAACAAGAAATATGGGGACCAACAGCTGCTCAATCAGGATATGAAGGTAGGGATGATTTGGGAAATTTACAAAAAGGTGATGGATATAAATTTAGAGGTAGAGGGTATATTCAATTAACGGGTAGAGCAAATTATAGAAAGTTTGGGCGTGTTGCTGGGGCCGATTTTGAAGGAAACCCAGATAGTGTTGCAACGCAATATTTTGCAGATACGGCGTGTATGTTTTGGAAAGCTAACAGCTTAGTAAATCGTTGTAAGGATAGCACTACAACAAGTATTAAATTAGTTACTAAAAAAATAAATGGTGGATATAATGGATTAGATGATAGGATAAAAAAATTCACAAAATACTGGACAGAATTACAAAAAGACCCTACACTTTGGAGCTAATTATTAAAATAATCAATTCAAATATTTATAAACATAACAAATAATAAAGTATGGATACAGACAAACTATTAAAAGCTATTCAGATTCTTATTAAAGAGGAGCTTAAAGAGCAATTACCTGCATTAATTAAGGAAACTGTAAGAGCTGAAGTAAAAAAACTAATAGCAGAAGGAAAACAATCTGTTAAATCACAGCCAATTGGATTATCAATGGCTAAAGCTATTTTAGAAGATGATACTATTATAGAATCGGTTAAAGAAAAAGTAGAACAAAAGCAGTTTAGTAAAAACCCAATAATTAACCAAATTCTTAATGAAACTAGAGGTGGAATACCGCAAGGTGATGGTGGATTTAGAACAATGAATTTTGGACAAGGTGATATGGGTTCAATTGCAGGTAGAACGGCAGTAGCTGATAAAATGGGTTATGGTGATATGATAAAAGGACCTTCTCCAACGGGATTGGGTGTAAATACTGGAGTAGCTGAAATAGATAAAGCTTTGAATAGAGATTATTCAGAACTTGTAAAAAGATTTAAAAAATAATAATGGCAGTAATACTTGGTAAAAAGTTAGTAATCGATTCAAAGCAGTTTGAAGACTATGCAATAGGTATAACATTACCTATTCAAATAGGAAACACTGCGTTTAATCAAAGTTTTATAACTGCTGACCAGGTTAAAAGTAATATTAAAAATTTATTACTTACAAAAAGATTTGAAAGATTGATGCAGCCTGAATTTGGGAGTGGTATTCAAGAATTATTATTTAATATGAATGATGAAATGTTTGCTGATAACTTAGAAAATACTATCGTTGATACACTTTCTAAATGGTTGCCATATGTAAATGTAGAAACTATTAATATTGAGCAATCAAACGAATTTAAAGATAATAATAAGGTTGAAGTATCAGTTTCATTTAGAGTATCAGATACACAGGTATTAGATACGGTAACTTTTAATGTACAAACATAATGGCTATAACAACAATAAATAAGAATTTTAAAAATAAAGGAAAGGATATAAAATATCTTAATAAAGACTTTGCAGCATTTAGAGCAAATCTTATTGATTTTACAAAAAATTATTTTCCAAAGACCTATGGTGATTTTAACGAATCATCTCCTGGTATGCTTTTCATTGAAATGGCATCGTATGTAGGTGATGTTTTGGCATATTATACCGATGATACATTGAAAGAATCTTTAATGCCTTACGCGGAAGATATTCAAAGTATTATAGCTCTTGCACAATATTTAGGTTATAAACCAAAAATCACATCTCCGGCAGTAACAACATTATCGGTTTATCAATTAGTACCATCTATTGGGATTAGTGTTAGTAATAGACCAGATGATACTTTTTACTTAAAAGTAAGAGAAGGGATGATTGTAGCAAACAAAGCAGGTAACGTTCAATTTATAACAACTGATATGGTGGATTTTTCAAATGAAATTGATAGAGAGACGACCATATATCAAAGAGATGTACTTACAGGTGAGCCTACATTTTATTTAATAAAAAAATATGTACAAGCAATATCAGCCGTACAAAATCAAAAAGAAGTAACCTTTGGGGGTTATGAAAATTTTAGAACAATTGATTTGCCAGAAACAAATGTGATTGAGATATACGATTGTAGAGATTCTAATAATAACAAATGGTATGAAGTACCGTATTTAGGACAAGAAATGATATTCATCGATTATCCAAACACCGAAGTTAACGATTCAGACCTTTATCAGTTTAAATCAACGGTGCCATATATTTTAAAAACAATAAAAACACCAAAAAGATTTACAACTAGAGTAAATCAAGATAGTACGATTACAATTGAATTTGGTGCAGGAGACCCAACAGCATCCGATGAACAATTAATTCCAAATCTTAAAAACGTAGGATTGGGATTACCAAATTCTATTAAAAGATTAGATGAATCATTTGACCCAACTAATTTTTTAAAAACAAAAACGTATGGTACATCTCCATCTAATACAACAATAACTGTAAAATATTATACAGGTGGAGGTATTAATTCAAATGTTGCAGCGGGAGAATTAACAAGAATTAATGGGGTTGAATTTGAAGAAAGTTTAAGTTCTTTTACGAGAGCTCAACTTTCACTTTATAATTCTGCAAAAAATTCATTAGCAGTTGATAACGATATACCTGCAGTTGGTGGTAGAGGGGGCGAAACTTTAGAAGAAATTAGACAAAATGCATTAGCAAATTTTGGAGCTCAAAATAGAGCAGTAACTGCAAAAGATTATCAAATCCGTGTACTATCAATGCCATCGAAATATGGAGCTATCGCAAAAGCATATGCTGTTGCCGATGGAACATTGGATAATAATTCACCTTCATCGATATTAGCATCACCAAATAATTTACAAGAATTTACTGATTTAGTATTAGATTTTGTAAACAAACCAGATGATTTAGAACCAACTGAGCAAGATATAAAACAACAAATTACTAGCTTTTTAATTGGTAAAACTTCAAACGAAAATGAAAAAAATAATCCGTTTGCTATTAACTTGTATTTATTAGGATATGATATAAATGGTAATTTGACAAATTTAAATAGAGCGGTAAAAGAAAATCTTAAAACATATATTAACGAATACCGAATGTTAACGGATGGTATAAATATGAATGATGGGTTTGTAATTAATATTGGTTTAGAATTTGAAATTATAACATATCCAAATTATAATAAAAATGAAATATTAACAAAATGTATAAACGAAGTAAAAGATTTCTTTAGTATAGATAATTGGCAGTTTAATCAAACTATTAATTTAAATGAAATTGAATTGTTACTGGCAAATGTAGAAGGGGTTTCATCTGTTCCATCTGTGAAAGTTACAAATAAGTGTGGTGGTAGATATTCACCAAATTCGTATAATATCGAAGCGGCAACTAAAGATAAAATTGTATATCCATCATTAGACCCTTCAGTTTTTGAAATTAAGTTTCCTAGTGGGGACATAAAAGGCAGAGTAAGATAATGGCATACTATTTATTAACAGCATCAAAAGATGCAACGGTCTATCTTCAACAACCAAACCAAAATACAGGTTTGGATGAGATATTAGAAATAAGCAAATTATATTATGGTAATGTAAAAGATATATCTCATGCATTGCTAAAATTTGAATTAGGCTATATATCGGCATCGATATCTAATAGTACAATACAATTAGATGAAGCAACCCTTATTTTAAAAGAAACAAAAACAGAAGAAATTCCGTTAGAATATACAATTTTTGCAAACCCAATATCAGGAAGTTGGGAAATGGGTATCGGTACTCGATTTGATAATATATCAACACAGGGTGTAACTTGGAATTATAGAGAAGGGGATTCTAAGTTAGATTGGTTAGAAAATAATTTTAATTCATTCACATCAGCAAGCCAAAATAATGGTGGAGGCGGTACTTGGTGGACCCAATACGAAGCATCACAATCATTTAGCTATCAAACTGCCGATATTGATATGAATGTAAAATCTTTATTAAAAAGTTGGATGAGTGGTTCTATACCCAACGATGGTATTATATTAAGACACGCATTTAATAAAGAAGTTGATACGCAAGATTATGGTGCAATAAAATTATTTAGTAAAGAAACAAATACTATATATCAACCAAAAATTAGAATAGGTTGGGATGACCAATCATTTATAACTGGTTCATTAATTCCATTAGTAGCGGAAGATATTAAAGTTGGAGTTACTAATTTAAAAACAGAAATAAAAGTAGGAACTACTCCTAAAATTAGAATATTTGGTAGAGAATTATATCCTGTAAAAACATTTGTCAATTCATTCGCATACAATACTTCTAAATATCTTCCAACAACTTCGTATTATCAAATAAAAGATGCTCAATCAAATGATATTATAATTCCTTTTTCTAATTTTTCTAAAATTAGTTGTGATTCAAACGGAAATTATATAAATTTAAATCTTTCAAATTGGGAAGCGGATAGAACATATAAAATAGAATTTAAAGTAACTATTGATGGTAATACTCAATATTTTGATAATGATATAACATTTAGAATTGTAAAAAATTAAAATGGCAAAAACTGGATTACAAAATGAAGCATTAATAAGTGAACTTTTAATAAGTGGTTCTAGTTCACCTATCATTTCTAGAAATGAATTTGGTGTGTACTCATTTGTCCAAGAGAATAGGACTGATGGTGTTATATCTGGACAATTAACAAGACCAAAGTATAATGAAACTGAGTTAGTAAAATCCGTTGATACTGTAATATTTGAATTACTTCCACCAGAAGCGCCTCCATTTGATGATAGAATTCCAAGACCAATATATAATGAAGTAACTCAATCTGTAATTGATTTGACAGAACAGGTGATAGACCTTACTACTTTGGTTTTTCAATTAAGAGCTAAAGTGCAAGATGTAGAAATAGTATCTGAGAGTTTAAGAGTTGATGTAGATTTACAAAATTTAAATGTAGCAGCATCACAAAATCAGACTCAACAGGTAACAACAAAAATTACAAGTACAATAACCGAATTGCAAAACTCTATACAAAAAGGAGTAGCGGAAGCAATCCAAAGAGTTTCTTTATTTGCAAGAAATCAGGCGTTAGAACAAGAATTAACTATATTAAGAGATACTCTTTTTGGCAAACAAGCTAAACAAGCGGAAGGTTCAAAAGTTACCGATGATATAGCTGCTAAAATATTAAATAAAAGTGAGGAAAGATATCAAGATATTGTATTCAGAGGTAGAGCAAAAGATGATGGTAATGGCGCATTTATAAACGGACCAGATATAGAACTTAAAAACTTTACTAAAGATAAAGTCACCGTTAGTTTTAAATTTGATGGGGGTAATGTAAATGCATTCAACAAAATCTCAGATATTACATTAAATGAAGGTGAACAAAAAGTAATTAAAATAACAACAAACAAAAAAGGAGTTGATGACTTAAAACCTTCAGCTGGTTTCGGAACTTCTAAGGATAGGGAGCATACTGGTAATTTAATAATTAAATCTCCAAAAGGAACTATAACATTCAGTACTTCTATACAAAAAATGAGAGGAACTAAATTTGAACCATAATAGGTAAGATAAAAATATATAAAAATGGCGATAAAAACGTTTAAAGATATTATAAATAATAAAGGGTACAGAGTTAGTTCAGATGATAGAAAAATATTTGAAGAAGGAAATCTGCAATCATTTTTTGGACTGGGTGATTCTGATGCAATTGAATTTATTGTATATGATTCAAATGATAATCAGTTGCCACAAAAAGCTGTAAATGGGAAAACCGTTAGATATGTACCATTGACAAGTAGTAATATAAGTGATTATATTTTAATAGCAGAAGGTACCGTTCTTCAAAAATTTCAATTTCCAAATGAATATTTTATAGATGCGGAAAGATTACTAAGAGAAGCGGGATATGATAATGGTATTTTTAAAACACAAGTTACACTAATTAATAAAAGAGTTGGTTCTGATTCGGAAGAAGATAAATTATGGATTTCTGAAATATCACCATCTAGAACGGAAGTAAGATTATTTCCTATTAAAAATGCAAAAGTAAAATATCCAGAATTAGAAGAAAGATTCGCATTATTTGTATCTAATAAAGACTTTAGAGATGATACGATAATTGAGGCTTTTAAAGTAATTGAACAAATAGATTCAAATATAATTGGTACATATTTAAAAACAAAATATGGTGAAAATTGGATTAGTAAAATGAGTGGTGAATTTAAAATAAAAAACTTTGATGAATTTACAAATAGAATTAATACAAAATTTAGAGAAGCCGCATCTTATGAACTCACTAATAGAATATCCGATATCAATGATGTAAATTACGGTAAACGTAAACAAACAAAAACTCCACTAACTTTATCATCCAATACTATTGTAGATATGTGTCAGAGATTGATTACAAATGTAATTAATTTTTATTTACCAAAACAAGATTTAATATCCACTGCAGAATTTGATGAGGGAATAGATGAAAGCTTTGATGAAGTTGGACAAATACTACAAACTAGAGAAAGTGATTTATTAGTAGATACTTCGAATCCTGTTATAAACAGAAAGAAAACAAAAACATTTGTAGAAAGTAATAAAGAATTAGAATTAAAAAAGATAATAGCAAGAGAAAAACCGTTCCCAACAAAAGGAACACTTCTTTCAGAATTTTGTGAAGGGTTTGATTTATTTGGTAAATACGCAGATGGTAATGGTGGGGAATACACGGCCTTAATTATAGCCAATTCGACACAATGTGGATATAGTACACCTGATGGTCAAAGTGGTAGTGATGGTTCTGGCGGCGGTTCTGGTGGCGGAGGCGGCGGTAGCGAACCCGAAGGTGGTGGCTACACTAATCCAGACGGTCCTAGAAGTGGCATCGAAAACCGCGGACCACAAGGTAAAGCACAAAAATAAAATATAAACAAATACAATTGTATAATAGATGATAGCAGTAGAAGAAATATTAAGCGATGACGGTTTAGGTGGTGGTGGAACTGGCGGCGGTGGAACTGGCGGCGGTGGTGGAACTGGCGGCGGAACTCCTCCTGTTATGGTCTATCTTACCGATAAACCAAACACACCTTTAAGCAATTTCTCAGGAAAATTACAAATAAAATGTGTACTCGGTGATATTCTTTCAAAAACGTATTCTGGTGAAAAAATACAAGCATCGATTTATATAAATGAACAACCATCTGGATTAGTAAGTCCGAGTGAAATTAAATTATCTGCAAGAGATATTTTTAACAATGGGGATTATAATATTAAAGTAGTTGGAAACGGTTATAAAAATAGTGTTGAAAACTATGTTATAACATTAATACCGAGTCCAAATTATAATGTTAACGATAACCCTGTTTATACGGCAATCCCTTTTTCGGAAGAAGGAAAAACAAATAATTTAAAAATTATAGGATTATCTAAATTTGAATTTTTACCAACAATAAATGAAAATAATCCAGAGTACGGAAACACTAATTTTTATGAGTTTAAAATAATACATTATATAAATGGTATTGTGCAACCGGAAACGATTGCAGAAATTGATAAAGATATTACGTTTATTTTAGAAAAAGCCGGCGCCACGGATGATGGTGATGATAATTTAGGTGATGTACAAACATTGACGGTTGCGTTAACTGGTGCAGAGGGTAGTGCTCAATTACTTATTGATAATGCAGATGGAACTGCTGGAGAAACAGTTACACTTAAATCAGGTGTTAATAGTATAACAACATTAATAGGTAAAATTGTTACAATAAAAAGTAATTCAGTAGGAAATACTATATCAAGAATAATAGAAATAGCAGTATCAGCGGATGGCTATACAGGTGAAAAATTATTGGCAGTAACCGATACGGAATCGGTTAGTACTAAGATAACAATAGATAAAACATATGTAGTTGATATTCAGACAGAAACCATACCGGTAATATCATTGGATAAACCTTCTATAAGTTTTGTAAACCCGGATTTAAATAGAAAACATAACATAAATTCTGGAATTGATGCGTACATTGGAATTTATAAAAATGAGTTTACGGAAGGAGTAAGGGTTAAGTTTGCAAACGAAGAAATTACATATTCAGACTTAGCGGCGGGTGAATCTGCGGTAATTTCTATACCTTTGGCCAAATTACCAACCGTAGGTAAATATAGGATAATTATAGTACCATTTGGTAGTAGAAACGCAATCGCGACGCTTACTCAATCTGGCAACGATGGAGACCCAATTGAATTAATATTAAATGTAGTATCTGAAACTTATGTTGGTGTACCTGATATTAGAAATATAAATTATCCAACATTAATAAAGGGTCCAGATTATGTAGGTACAAATGTAAATTTTAAAATTAGTTATGAATCGGTAAGTACCGATTATGTAAGAATATCTGTATTAGGAAGTTCTCAGCACACACAAGCTACAGCTGCAGGAAATGTAACATTAAATTATCAACAATTACTTAATTCACCTGGTGCACAATATACCGAAAGTGATGGTTTAATATCATTGACATTAAAATTAGTACCATATAATGAACAAGGAAACGAAGTTGTTGTTGGTAAAGAAGAATTTATTACAATACAATTTGATAAAAGTGAATTAACGATACCAAGAAATGTAGTTATTAATAGATTAGTTGATGGATTTATATCACAATTAAATACCGCATCTTTAGTAGATGAATCATCGAAATATTTAAATCACTTATTACATTTACCAAACGATAATAAATTAATTACAACTTGGTTGGGTAGTGAGGGTTCTTTGATTTTAAAATTATATGAACCATTATCAACTGCAATACAACCAAATCAACAGGTATGGATTTCTAAATTACAGTCAGACCCAATTATAGAAACAATAAATATAACTGGTGAAAATGCAAGTTTTTGTCCTCCATTAAAAGGTCCTAACTTTTCATTGGAAGAAAATAATGGAGTTGCATATCAGATATTGGATGATTTAATTGCAAGTGGTTCAATAACTTCAAATGATATAGTTAACAATTATTTAGAAGGAACAAATGTTAATACTACTAAATTAAATTTACAATATGTAAGCGGGTCAGATTATACTTTT